TTCAGATGTTAATATCTCTTTCCCACGTGGGGTTAATGCGGCGGTCTTGTTCTTATCGTCTACAGTGACATACCCGGCCAAGTCTAGGCTGTCTCTTGCTGCTACAGAATTTCTGGCACCAGTTACAATAGAATATGCCATCTGGGGTGTGGGCGCTGTGCCGATATAGGCGACTGCCGCTTTCTGGGTGTTATCCAGATTCAATCTCGCTTCTTGAATGTTCTCTAGAATTGTCCTTAACGATCTCATATCTACCTTGCTCTATTAAGTGGAGTTGTAGAACTATTGTAAGAGCATATGCGAAGGCATGAGATTTTCTCATATCCTCCGGCATCCTCTTAGTGTACAGTTCTTCCCTATATCTCTCCGGGTTCTTAATGTATTTATACAAGAGTGGTCTTTTGTTAGGACGAATTAGAGCAAACACGTCTGCAACTTCTTGGATTGACGTGGGGCGAACAGTGTTAACCAATTTAAAATGCTTTCCAAGGTGAAACAAGTTTTTTACAACTTCTGGATCTTCAAGCAATTTCCAATTGGGTTCTTCTCTCTGAAGTCTCCGCATTTCTGCCTTTGATCTGAATTGTTTAAGGATATAGAGTTTCAAGAAGTCTGTCTTGAAATACCCCAAATCCTCAGTTTGTTTGTGTGGTATTGCAGCAAGCCCAGTTATTACATCCACGGGAATGGTTTGAAAATAATATCCCACCGGGTGTTGTTTTAATTCCCCCCCTTCTTCCAGCATTGATGCTCGTATGACAGTGGGAAATAGTTTTTGTGGATCATGGTCAGGGGCTATGTCAATATCAATGTCCATTGTATTCTTCTAGTATTCTCTTTAGTTTGGGTATTGTACGAGCTTCCTTGATTTGTTTCAACACATCAATATAGTCACTCTCAATGGAAACAAAATTGCTAATAGTATTGCTATGGGTTTTAAGTATGCTGGTGGCCACGCTGTCTAAATTTTTATCCAAGGTTACAGACAATAACTCCAATAATGGAAAATTTGAGCCTACTCCAGACAAAAAATCAATGGCTTCGCTTAAACGCTCCGCATATAATACGTTTATTTCAATTGCAGGCGATTTTGCACATATTTTCTTCTTATACGCCTCCTCAGCTTCATTCTGAGCGTATTTCCTTCCAAGTTTGATATCATCTATAGTGTCTAGATAATCCTCTATAGGGGCTTCTATGGACTCCTGAGGGGTATTCTCTTGTATGGGCTCCTGAGGGGTATTTTCTTGTTCTATTTCGGCTAATATCTCCAACATTTGCCTTTTTACGTCAATTCTGGAGATAATTGGCCCCTCTTTCTCAAAATACACCTCATCTTCAGTATATTCAAGTTTTGGCTTGGTCATCTTCAGTTTGGTTAACCTTTTAACGGCAGATAAACGACGATTGAAATGTTCTTTATCAATCTTTCGTACTTCCCTTCTCCAAAGACGCCACGCTGTAACACAAGATTTCGATAACGACGAATCTGGTAACTGTGTCCAATCAGATTGGGTCAGCAACAGATTACGGGCCATACTAATATCGTCCCACGGAAGTTCTCTATTTTCGTCTGCCATTGTTGTTCTCTTTTGTTGGTTGTATACCCTATTTAAAGCTTTAATGCCTTAACATAAGTTTTCATTTTTTCCATTTCTTTGGGTTGTTTTTCAAAAATCAAATCCCACTTATCAAAATCCATGAACTTCCCCAACACAATGCGTTGCTCACGGGTCATTTCGTTTTTGACAAACCCAAGAAACTTACTTGAAAATAGAAGTATCCAAGGGGACATTTTCTTGGCCTGTATAATCTGAATCAGCGACGATGGTTCAATATATACGAAAATCTCATGGGCTTCGCACTCAAATATGCGGGTTAATTCAAATACAGTTTCAATGGTAACCGCTGCTTGTTCTTCTGGTGTTAACAGGTTTTCATATTCAGATATGAAATGATCATATACTAGATTAGATGACCAATCCTTAGGCTGAACGTCCAGCTTAACCATGTACTCCATAAATTTTTTCTTACTTGGAAGAGCAAATTTAGCGGCAAATTTAACGAACCTAAAAAACGGCACAAAAACTCTTGAGTCTACAAACCTATCCTGACCATAGTTACGGCGTCCTTTAAGTTGTAACCATGTGGAGTAATCTTCCCACGCAGTTATTCCCTTCGTTGAACGCAGTATCTTGTGACGCTTCATCTGCTCACATTCATGCTTCTTAAATGCTGCCTCTTTCACATATTTCTTGAGGCAGTGCTGGCATTCCATATAACTCATTGTTATTCTTTTACTTTGATATTATTTCAATTGTGGGTTGACCATCAATGTTTCTATATCCATCACTTACAGCTACCATTCCATCTGGATTACCAACTGGTTCTATCCCCTCAAACATTCTAAAAGTATCCCCTCCCTTTATGTCCATTAGCCTTATCTTAACCCATGCATCTCCGACTTTGCACTCGACTAATCGTAATTCTCCTCTCATAGTATCACCTTCATGCTAACTCTTTTTTAATTTTCTTCAGTGTATCTTCTTGTTCGCCCAAACCCTCCGCTATTGTTCTAACAAAATCATGATCAACTAATGGGATGTATCCCAACGCTGTTGCTGTACTACAATGATAATGTCTCCGAAGGGTATCAACAGACGCAGCATATTTTTTACTGCTAGTCTTTTTCTTAACCCACTTGTATCTCTTTGGTTTCCCATCACTAGAAATACACGCTAGTTTATATAACAAGTCACGGTGCACTGAGGGCATCTCAAATATCAACGAGTTCATAAACGCATTGAGCTGTCGTATTTGTATGGGAGATTTACAACCGGCCATCCACAGCATAAGAGTATATGGTGCAATGCCTTTCTTTTCTTCTTCGGTTAGGTTGTTGAAAAAAGCAAGGTCAAAGGCATCTATCCTTTTAAGAACTTCGAAAATGTCAACTTTGTTTGCCATTTACTCTCTTTCGTATCAAAATGCCAATAATAGTGGGCATTTAACCGGACATGAAATGTTAGATAAAAGCAACATAAATCCCCCTTATGTTGCTTTTATCTAACATTAGGGGCTTTCAAACCGGTCATGTAACCGGTCATCTCTTGGGGTGTATTTTATTACCACAGAACTTGCACAAAATATGCCTCCCCCTATGAACCAAATAATCCAGAGGATGAACGCATTCAAGAATCATTTTTTGCCGAACCACCTGAATCTTATCTAGAATAGGTTGTTTCTTTAATACTAACTGGAGGGCTTCCTCGTTAAGAGGTTCTAACTCTCTAAGAAGAGTCTCCATTCTGGTTTTCTTTCTACGCCATGACAATCGTTGGTTCTTATCGGCAAACTTCGAAATATCTGCTAATTCCTTTGCCACTTGATCTTCATCTAATCGTACATCAGTCATCTGTTTCATTTTCCTCGGCATGTAGATCCCAATACAAGGTCAATGCCTTTGCTATAAGATCACCCACAGCGTTTTGAAGTTCCTCTGAGGCTTCCGTCTGTGATATTCTACCCCAATCATGTACATGGGTCATAGCTGCTTGATCGCCACTATCATCTATAATTAACTCGTCATTGGCATCAAGAATATACCTGAACTCACGACGAAATGGACTCTTGTAAAGCGCCAAAACCTTCCCTTCCACCTCGGTGGAGGGTACTGTCGGATCTATCCTATCAACAAGCGTCTTAACAATAACACGTGTCGCGCTGTGATCATTAAGCACTTCTTCCATTAACTGTTTTATTCCACTCATATCAACCCCTAAAATGTCATATCATAAATTGATATGGGTGGCTTATATGTAAATGCCCACCGTTCAAGTCGCTCAATCCTTTCTTCAGTGGTGAGTTTTCGCATCTCAGCAAGATGGGCCTGTACCTTTTCTTCGGCAACCTTTTCTTCACATTCATGGCACATCGTAGGAAATTGCCCACTACCAACAGACATCTCCTTGGTTTGATGACACTCCTGACAAAACACATCTCTGAAATATGCCATATATTTTTCCTTAAAACGATTTAAATTCTGGGTTACGACCTGATACGTTGTTGCCCCTTATCATATCAGCTAATTCAATAATGTCAAGGTCATCTGTGTAATCTTCTGGCCAATCCAGTGAAGATGAGCAAACCATGCGGGTATCAGGATCATCAGGAAGATCATCGGAAACCCTATCAACGAAGTCTTGCACTGAGATATAGGTTCCAAGCACTTCCTCGTCTACTTTTAATACTAGACCATCTTTAGTTATATCAGCATAGAGAGACATTGCAATTTACTCCAAAATGTTTGATAGTTTTATCATACAAGAACTGAAGTTTATTTCAGGATCAGCGACTTGTTGATTGAATCGTATATAGTCAGCAATGATTATGATAGCTTTCTTCCAATTCATTATATCATCAAACCCTTCAACCTGATCTATGTTATCATACAAGAATCTGTAAATATCATCCCACTCACCACTCTCTACATTTTGAATGATGTTCTCTCGTACTTCCATCCATTTCCCTTTAGTTAGCTGCTCAACAACATTTATCATAAGACGGGCTGTATCATCAACATCCATTGACTCCACTAACTCGCCATCAATAATGTTGCCTTCCATGTTCATTAACAGCTTACGCATGTCGGGATAGCATTCATCAACATGCGCTTCAATGACCTCTGCTTTGATATTCTTAATACCTTCCTTTTTTAAAATATGGTAGGCGTGTACTTTCATATCACTTTTATTGAACTCGTTAAACAAAAACTCTTGGCAACGAGACTTAATTTCTGGGATAATTTTGTGCGGCTTGTTACAGGTCAAGATGAAACGAACAGTATCCGCGTATTCTTCCATCATTCGGCGTAATGCTGCCTGTGCATTAGGTGTCAAATAATCAGCTTCATCAAGAAAGACTATCTTGAAATCACCAAGCGGCATTGTCTGCGCAAATCCTTTAACACTATTACGGATGGTGTCAACAGAATTATCATCAGATGCATTCAATATTTTGAAATCACCGTCGGCAATACCCAATTCGTTCTTCAAAATAAAGGCCAAGGTGGTCTTACCGGTACCACGGTGTCCCTTTAAAAGAAGGTGCGGAATGGATTGTTCCGTTATGAATTTAGTGAACCTTTCCTTGTGGGATTCGTTCTGAAAGACATAATTGGCAATCTCTTCCGGTCGATACACTTCAACCCAAAGTCTGTTTGGCATAGTTTTGTCCTGTTAAGTAGGGAGAGTATACTAGAAAAAGAAATAAAAATCAAGAATTTTGATTATTGGGTTGTTTTCTCATACCATCAACAACAGATGATCTTTTGTCTGGAGTAGGCTTTCTTTGCTTAAAATCAGTTAATTCTGTGGATACATCCTCAACTGAACTGGCGATTGACGCTATGGCTTCTTTTGATTCTTTATTTTCAACTTCGGCATTTTCTATAAAAGAATCTAGTTTGGATATAAGTTCCCCATTATCGTCCCTTTCTGGAACTTCTCTTTCTTCTTTAGCTCTATTCACGGCATTATAATAACCCACGTTGGCAGCATATGTCAAGGATATTGCCATTGGATCAAAGATAAAAATGACAGCCAGAATGAAATACAGCATGGCTTTACCAGATTCAAGGCCCTCTATGGTCTTAGAGAGTAGTAAAATAGCACCAAACTCTGCTTCCCCTTCAATACGTTCCAAGGTTAAGTCAAGTTTTTTCTGTCCCAAATCATCCAATTCTTCTAAAATAGATTGGCGTTCAGGCTTAAACGTTCCAATCAGCTCCATACGCTTCGTTACATAGGTTTCTGGGACGTTTGCTATTTGTAGGTCCATACCGGCTAACCTATCAGTTAAAACCGTCTTACGGTTGTCTAGGAGTGTTAACCGGGCATCGTTCTGTGTGATGGATAATGAGTCTTTCTGATAAGAACTTGAGAGGTAACCATACACACCCATCGACGTGACTGCCATGGCTACAATGATCATACTGAATATTATACCTTTCCAAAGCATACTAAGTATGTCTCTGAGTTGGTAAATGACAGATACGCCAACTATTTTACCAACTTCAATGGTTGCTGCCATGTATGTTATTTTCAAGGTTGGTTCAAATAATTCACGAAAACCAAGTACCGTAAACAAAGCTGCCCCAAAAGCAAGGGACAGGGCAGTGATCATAACAATGGAGGGAAAAATATAAGCTCTCATATAGATATATATCAGAAATTAGGCACAACCAAGTTGGTTTGCACCTACCCCACTAGATATAAGAACTTATGATGGTAGATTATGAAGATCGTCCCAAATAGCTAGAATTTTTTCATCAGTTGTGATCCAATATTGTTTATCGGTAACTTTAAACCCGCTGGTCCAACACAATTTCTCTATAAGGACAATCTGGGTTTCTTCAAATTCAGTAACCTTGGGGCCGACAGCTAAAACTCTCCCCCATCTACAATAATCAACTTGTTTATCAGATGTTTGGCGAATTATAACACCGCTAGAAGTTACCGAATCAAACTGCCCACCTCTGGTTTTTTCAATAAATTCAAAAATAATCTGGTTATGAATCGGGACCAATTCAGACAGTGCTACTGCTTCCATAATAAATCCTTATTTTTTACTTTTCGGAGTTCTTTTTACAATCTTTTTTACTGGCTTCGCAGTTGCCGTTGAATCTGGTTCAACTACGGATTTCCCCATTTCAGCCGGGACTTCCACCACATCGGCCACTTCCACCACATCGGCCACTTCCACCACATCGGCCACTTCCACCACATCGGCCTTACTCTTGGCTTCTTTAGCAGCCTTCAACGCATTACGTTTGCTCTGTTCTATCTTATCTCTAGCATCTGCTGCGTTTTTGTTTTGTTCTTTAACCAAATCAGATACGTTACGGCGTGGGTTACGACGACGACGTATATCAATATATTTTTCACGTAGTTCTGCACTTTCTGGCTTTCTGCGGCCTTCAATACTCTGCTTGACTTTAAGCAAGTCAAAGTCAACAACTTCCCCACGTATGCTTCTTGCTTTTCTTTTTACCATTTCAAGACCTCGTTCTTATTCTCAATATCTTAGCGGAAAAATTCACCAATATCTATTTCATGCTCCACACAGTCCACTTGGTGTAATCCGACCAGATATAGTATATATGATGCACAAGAACTTCCTCTACCCGTACCCCATACGACATTTTCTTCTTCAAAGGTATTTACTATAAAAATTAAGGTACGCAACATATCATTAAGATTTCTTTTTTCCCAGAGTCTCAATTCCATCTTAGAGCGGTAGAATCGTAATTTTAATTCGTCTTCTGTAAATACTCTCTCTTTATCTTCAGCCTTAAGTTTATCCAAAACATACTGCGTGATATCAAGAGTCTTGTATTCTTCTGGGATATTCCATTCGAGAGATACGTCATTTACCTTATGCTTGAATGTTACCTTGTCTTCTGGGAACTTATCGTTATAAGTAGATACCTCATTTGATTCAAAATCTTGTTTAGAAACAAACACTTCTGACGCTGGCTGTCCTTTCAATATATGGTCATACAGGAATTCCATCGGTACAACGGAATCCCCATCACCGAAAAGGATACGGTCATTTAATTTAGTGTTGAATGTTCCTAAATTCATACTTATTTATATTCACTCTCTTGCATACCGTCTGAATCATCACGATTTTTAGTTTTAAATTTTTTCCCAGAGCTAATTACACCATTCTCATCCTTTCCCTCTACTATAGAATGAAGCTCTTCGGTATTATCCGTTCGCATATCAGTCTTTGGGGCACTTGATTCCATGCTGGACCTAAACTCTGTTACTGCGGCATTTGAATTACTATCACCCAAATTACTATCATCCAAAATTGTCTCTCTGTTGCTCTTTGGTAATAATCTATCACCAGTATTTTGTACCACAACTTGTGGTTCTTCTGGTTTGAGATTCATTATCATTTCAACAATTCTTTTCCACTGAGATCCATCTGGTAGCCAGTTGTCAGCGTTGAATTCCATGGCTCCATTTAAAAATGCTTGTAGTTCAGGCACTGTAACTTGTTTTACTTTCTTCTTTCTAGGCATATCGTTCCTCACTAGGCCATCAGGTCACCAACTAATGTATTCCTTAAATATTTGTTATAATTGTCTGTTGGGGCAAGACAAACCCAACCATCTGGCCCAACATGATGACACAACATTGTATGTTTATTTAGTGCTGGACTTCTAATGTGAGCCTCTTGGTGGTAATCGACCACTTGTACTGGACCGGGAATTATTTTACCAGTCTCATGCATGTAAACAAGAGCCGTGAATCTTGATCTGGTTAAGTCTGAAATCTCGGCAACATCAACTTGTGCTGTTTCCTCAGAATATACTAAAATATTCCAATTTGTGGGTGCTTCCACAATATAACCATCAATGAGGAACTCTAGTGTGGGAGTTACCTGTTCTTCAAACATTACCAATTCTTGGAGGGTAAAATCAATTTCACCATGAAGCGCTAATTGAAGAACCCAAAAATAGTTTGTTAATGTAGGTGTATCAATGCTGTCAATTAATATGGGGAAAGAATTTTCGTCTGAGATAACCATTATTACAATTCTCCGATCAATTCCATATAATCAACTTTCGTTTCTTTATATGGGTATTTTTTATTTTTATAGTGCTTCTTTCTAATACTAGCATGTCTGCGAGAAAATTTCAAGTCACTATGTATATCATACACGTTTACTCTCACCTTATCGAAAGCCTTTCTTAATCCCCTACCAATACTCTGAATAACCTGTACATAACTTTTACCGGGATCTATCAAAAACAGATTGAATATCCTCTTGATATTCAATCCAGTTGACCCCAGAGAATACGTCGTTATAGCTATAACATCATCCTCTTCTTCAAATGATTTATATAATTCCTTCCGTACTGCTTTCGAATCGGCCCCATAAAAAAAGACTGCGTTGGGTACAAGTTTCGTAATTGCCCTACCAAAGGCTATATTAGGCACCAAAACCAGCGAGTTTCCGGGTGGTTTAGCAACAAGGTTAGCCAGCATCTGCAATCTCTCTGGCTTCTTTTGTATATACTTCTTCTCTGCAATGTAATCTTTAAAGTATTCAGATTTAAATTTTCTGTATGTTAATTTAGCCGCATCTATCGGGTTTTCATCACAAAACTTGTGATACTCAGAGCGTAAATCCTCTATAAGTGAATAGCAATACAAATGTAATTCAGCAAGCCAACCAACTGCAATGAGTTCAGATGCTTCTACCCCTTCAACAACATCACCCATTGTTACCCGTACTGCCATTTTGTCAATGTCTTCTTCGGGTAAAGTACCAGTGAGCCCCATACGAACACGACAACAGGCACCATGCTTGTTTAATATCTCTTGCAGAACTAGACCGGATACACCATGGCATTCGTCAACTATTACGATATGGTATTGCCCAATCAGCCCCTTATTGTTTTGTAAGGATTGCCATGTACTCACTAAATGCTTATGATCAATATCCTTTTTGGTTCCACCATACACACCTACATCAACGCCAACCCTAGTTAGTTCATCATAGGTTTGATCAATTAAGTCTGAAGTTGGTACAATTATGATTGTTCTTAGTTTTCTTTCTTCCTCATATAAGAGGGCCAATACAGCCGCCATTAACGTTTTTCCGGCACCAGTCCCGCCCTCAAAAATCCCCCCAGCTTCCGACAACAAGGCGTTAACACCACGAACTTGATGATCACCAAGCGTAATATCAATGCCCCTACATTGAAAATACTGGTTGTCTATGGGCTGAACAGTTAAGTTATACTTAGCCCGGTCATCAACCAATTTAATACCGTATTTGCGAATTCGTAAGAAGTTTAAAATCTCTGGGAGAAGTCTGACATACGTTTTGCCCTGCTTATCACAGAAACGAATCTTACCATCCCAGTGGCCTAATTTGTATCTTGCTTGGTGACGAAATCCTTTAGCGTAAACTGCAAAGATGTTTGATAGTTCAGAATAATCTGCTATTGACAAACCTCTAACAATTATGTTGATTTCATCTTTAATATGAATCGTGGCTACTGTCATATGTTAATGCCAAGAAATCCGGTTTCTGACGCCTTTATCAAGTTGTTTAGTGTGTAACCGCGCTGCTTATAAGACTCTACTCTACCAAGGAATTTATCGTGAACCTCTTTAACTTTCAAGTAACGAGAAAACAAATCAAAGATGTCATCATGCCCGTCAATTAGTTGATTTATTGCAGCATGATTCAAGTCTCGGGGAGTATTGCCTTTAATATCCTTATACTTCCGGCCACGCTTGTTTTTGATAAGTAAATCTAGATAATCCAAAAACGCCCGGATATTACCAGCGCAGGTTATGAAGAAATGAAATTCGGATGGGTGGGTAGCCAATACATCCTGCACGTTTTGCCCTTCTATATCAACCAAAACTTTTGTTGATTTATGTATTACCCGGTACCGTTCCAATATATCATCGAGATTTGACATATCATCTTCTAAATCTTCAAATGTCTGTAGTTTAAGAAGATGCAGTTGTTCTCTAACTTTTTGTATATCTTTCATTTACTTGTATCCCGCATCATAGTAAGGTTAAACGCTTCTTTTTGTTCATCAGTTAATTCATCAAGATTAAAGGTTGAAATAAAATGGGGGCGTTTTTCTAGTTTTTCCCCCCCGTTCTCTGGTTCTTCCTTTGCTTGTTTTTCTGTAACATCAGCAGGAATGTATTTTTGAAGAGTCTCCATCGTAGTGCTCTTGTCTTTCAGCCCTGTGACAAACTCTTTTGGCCCCATAACCTGACTAACAGCACGTAAGGAACTGGATATGTCTGCAATCTGATAAGGTGTTGTGCCATCATCAAGTGTTGTCCAAGGTATAGTAAAACTGACAGATAGTTTGAGTTCTTCGTTTATCTCACCGGCATCACCCAAAGACATCCCCTTTTCTAATATAACAAATCCAACCACCATAATGAAATTGCTTTCTGGAGAGAACCTGTAAATATTTTCCCACGAAACTGAGGCTTTAATTTCATAGATAACCTGAAACGTTCGATCTAGTATATCCTGATACTTCGCCAAGATATGTAGTTCAAACGCTTCTTTAGTTTTTAATAAAGAAAGTATAGGACTATCCACGTATTAATCCTCTTCGGCTTTCTCAGCCGCTACTCGTTTAGTTAAACTTAAATCAACTTCGGTCCTACAATTTGGACAATTAACTCTTATAAAGGGTGGAAAACGGGGGTCATTTTTGTTAATATTTCTATCTGAGCCCTCTTCATCCTCTATCACTGCTTCGCACCAACTACACGTCCCTTCCCATATCCTTTTACAAACGTCCTTTCCTGCTTTGATTACTCTCATATTATTTCCTCTTCGATAGATTGTTTAATTTTCATGATTTATCGTCGGTCTCTTCCGCTTCCTTTTTCTTCTTGGCGTTTCTTTGGCGTTTATTTCGCATGGATTCGCCAATATCTTCTTCTAGTTCTGGAGTTATCTCAGTTACGTAATCATCAAGATTGGCATTAACTTCCCTGTCGTCGGTATCGACTTTTTTGATTTCCTCAAGAAGCATATTCATGAAGTCAAGATCGGCTTCCGCTTTCTTCTGTTGGAACTTTTTACCTTCATAGGTTTTCGGGGTAAACCACCCACCATTCTTCGAAACAACACCGTATTCTACGGCAATCTCAATCAAACCAGAAAACGGATCAACACCATTATCATATGGTATTTCAACCTTAACTACTTGCTTCTCACGAGCAAACCTGTTTTTATAGGATTTGCTCTTAAGAGTGAAACCCCTGTGTACCTTCTTATCACCAATCTTTTCTTTGAAAACTAACTTTTCAAAGATAATGATCTGGCTGAAAGCAAATTTCCATGACTCTGTTATTACCCACGGTTCCTCATATGCTAAAGTCTTATCTTGTTGCACATACGGTTGTTGTGTGCAGATGATAGTCACTGGTAGGCTATTAACAGAGTGTACCCAAGTTTTCAAGGTTGCTTTGATCTGCTTGGCTTGCTGTCCTTGGTCACCAGAAATGGCACCAGTCTTATCCAACTTATCTATTTCGGTAGATGTTAGCAACATGTTGAGTGAGTCAACAACGATTAACCCTCTTGTTTGTTCCCCACTTTGTCGATACATCTTAAGGATGTTGTTCACTTCAGAAGTTGCTTCTGGGATTCCGTCCACACCAATATAGTTGTAGTTTTTGTTATCAACATCAACCCCACAATTTCTCATGAATGCTTCATCAAGAGATGTTTCCGAATCCACAACGAATGTAAATCCACCTTCATTGAGGACACTTGCAACACAACTAGCAGCTACAAGGCTTTTACCAGAACTGGAGTGTCCAGAAAACATCGTAAGACGGCCTTGTGGAAGACCTCTAGCAAAATTACCAGACATCAACTTGTTTAAAGCATAGTTGCCGGAATGCAAAAAATAATTCGGTGGCAACAATTGAGTGTTGATGTTGACTTTTTTAGCTTGCCCCTTTTTGTAATCTGCCATAAACGACATAGGCATTCTCCTTTGTTATTATAATTGAAGAAAAAAAGGAGGGGGAACTTCCCCCTCCCCAATCGAATGTGTGACGCAATGATATTTCTTAATCTTCGCTTCTTAGTTGAGCTAGAATATCACCGTCATCGTCATCGTCACCATCGTCACCAGCAGCTTCAACTATGGAATCAAGGGGGCTTTTATCTCCACTATCATCATCAGTATCAGCATTATCGTCATCGTCATCCCTCGTGCTTGTCTTGCTTTCTGACTTAGCTCTACGGTTGCGATTGATCTTATCCATTAATTCGTCTTCAGATTCAGTCTTATCATCATCTGAACTACCGCCATTGAATTCGGCCTTCAAATACCGCTGAAGGAGTTCATCGGCTTCATCATAGGAAGGAATGTCTGGAATAAGAGCAGATAATGGTTCATCTGTAATTCCTTCTCTCCAACCCTTCTTGATCTTTGACGATTTGCGTGCAAAACCGCTACCCAAATCATACTTACCATATTCCTTTCCGCCCTTACTGAGCTGAATTTGCTTCTCGATAATAAAATCAAGTCCATCGTCCAGATCCCAGAAAACATCTTCTTCGTCAAGTTTTCCGATTTCAGATTTTAGCTTAGTAGCTAACTGATAACTGAACTTGAATACTTTGACTGTGCCCGTTGCAGGCTCGTCATCTTCACCGTACTCAAGACCATCCTTTGTAACCAAACCACGGACAAGGGCATACATATCACGGTAGAAATATTTGCCTTTATCGTCGTTTTTGGCTTTGTAAAACTTCTGGGACATTTCACAGATAGGACAACTTTGTTCCTTGCCATTGTTCTTGACGCAGGGCACGCGAGTAATCTCATCATTTATATGCAGAACATGCTCCATATAATCGGTGTAAACTACTAGGGGGTTTTCCTGATCTGGATCTTCCAGAATTCTTATCTTGGTTATGCCGTCTTTAGGTAATTTCCAATGGGGGTAATAAAATCCACTATTAGAACCACTTTCCTTACTTTCATTAGTAAGCCTTTCTTGCAAGGCTTTAATCGAACGTCTAGTCATTTTCTTATTCCTCGTTTCTTATTATGCTTGTTGCTTAAGATTCTTGTTGCTTAAGAGTCTAACATATTCCCGTAAAGGATTTAGCATCCATACTACGTTGATGTCCCAACGTTAGAGCAGTATACTACGCTGCTTATAATTATCAACACTTATTTTTAATTTATCGAAGAAATCTTTCTTGTCTAAGTTTATCCGTAAGTGCAATAAGATGTTTACACAACCCCGGTATCCTAGTGGGGTTGACTGGTTCCCTATTATCAGTCTTATTAATATAAGGATCTGGTGGGTCACCAAGTAAACTACCGTCTTTATTATTCCATACAGAAAAACGGTAATAAAAATCAAGACAACTGCATCGTACTTTCACATCTTTACCAGTATAACCAACTGGTTCAATGACGTAATCCTGATCATCCGGGGTCTGAAAACTAAAGGCATTAGCCTGATCATCATCTCCCCCCAAATATGTGATGTTATCAAAAAACATCTTTGTCTCATACTCCTTGGCACTTGAACGAGTAGTAGCTCCAATCCCCACCGCGTTTATTCTTGGTGCCGCTATATAAACTGTCTTCACTATCTGCACTCGTCCAGCACTTTGCTTCCGTGGGGTATTAAACCCCCGTAGCGTATTACTATATAGCCCAGCTAAAGGAGTTTCTATTAAAAATTGTACAGGTATGATTATTTCGATCATACTATTATATATCAGAGAACTCCCCCCGGAATCGGCATTTGCTCGTATTCTTGTTCCGTATACCACTCGTCTCCTTCGGCCTGATCTTCAAACCTATAGAGCTTAGCGTAGGCTCTAGGATCGTACATGGAAATTTCGCCTAGCATTCTGATAATCACGTATAGGGCTGAAATACAGTCATCTGTGGAACCTTTCTGAGCTTGAAAGCCATCTGCCCTTCTAATATATGTTTTCATCTCCCTATACAGCATCTTGGAGTAAATAAGCATTTCGTCTCGTTCAAACATGTTCTTGAAACGAATAGCACAATCTCTCTTGGATGTGGCTGTGGTTGTGAAGCCCAACTTGTTTTTGCCCGGTTCACTCATAAAATGGGCATACATCGGTGGTTTCTCATCCTGCATATACAAGGCTATCACTGCTCTGCCAACCCCATTAGATTCTACACTAAAATATACATCGTTACTATACTTTTCTAGAAATCCTATAACTTTCTTCAGATGAGAATACAACACCACCTCACTAACAGTATTCTCCCTCCACTCCATCACCTGATACATAGATGGAAACTCAAATACTTCAATCACAGAATAGTCAGCACCACTTCCTGTGGCCGGGTCTACTCCTATCAAGTACGTCATTTCTTGAGATATTGGCTTAAAAAAGTCCTGTTCTTCAATGTTGAACGCAATTGGGATATTCTCAACCAGCTTTTCTGCTTTCTGAACCACACGAGAGTCAAACAATGAACTATCGGATGATATGAACTCACACTCATACTCTTGACGCCACCTATGTTCAGTGATATTCTTTATTTCATTCTCTTTAAATTCCTCATCTCTGCCCGGAGGATCATCCCAATAAACTCTACGTGGGAAGAAGTTATTGCTACCGGCTTCTGCTCCCTTCCAAAGAGTAGAAAACAAATCAACATCCCCATTCGGGGTGGAGGTGATAATCATCTTACCACCAGTACTCAACGTTGGTGAGATAGCTCCCCAAAACTCTTGCTGGATATGTGCCTTCACGAACGCCAATTCGTCACAGTACAATAAAGAAATGGAAAGACCACGACCTGATGTTTCTGTGGTTGATCTAGCAATGATGCGTGATCTATTATCAAACGCGGCAGTACCCTTGTTCCAGTTATCGTCTTGTATACCGGGCTTCAACCAATTGGGTAAACCCTCATAACCCTCCTGAATCCTCTTAATGATTTCCATTGCACTGTCAGCATCCTTGGACACCACCAATATGGTTTTATCATCATGAAATATGGCGTACCATAGTAAAAATGCAGCAGATGTTTCTGTTTTACCTGTTTGCCTAGCAGATAGTACGATATTGTATCTGTTCTCTAAATAGTTATTGACTATATCCTTTTGATAATCGTACATCTTAAAAGGAATTCGCCCGCGAACTGGATGTGTTATCTTGACATAAGTCTCAATGAAATAAATGGGGGATAGCAAGCACTTCTTTAACTCTTCTAATTTATCAAAGTCAAGTTCAATGGGTTCATGTGCTTTCTTTAGATATGGGTTGTTCTTTCTGCTCATACCTTATTTATATGAGCAAATCTTATTAGCAACCGGCTAATAACCGTAGTTATAACCGTAGTTCTGGTCGTACTCCGGCATTTTGTTTACTATCATCTTTCCCGATGGTCGTAAATGAGCCATTATCTCGTACAACTCTCGATCAGATAAGGCCGTGGGAGCATCCAGAAATATATAATCAGATGATCTTCCTTTTATGGAAATTATCAAATTATCAGAATGCAAAAAATCAATGGCCCCCATTTCATTAGAATTAAGATGTTTTAATACTATTTTCTTATTAGTGGGGTATTCCATGACAATCCCATTTATAGTAAAAGATCGGAATATGCCGCGCATCATATGATCATTTAAATGTTTTTTATTAAACAACATTATCACATTCTTTCCACACAAGGCATAGTAAGAGGCAATGATAGCCAATAAAGTAGATCCCCCCGTTGCTCTTCGTTGTGACCTCGTGACAAGGGTATTTTCGCCATAGAAAACTTTTTCAACGAACCGCTGTTCAGAGTCATCAAATTTTATATCAGAAAACAGATGGTGGACATCATTAAACCGACAATGGTTTCTAATAAAGTCCACTATTCCGTTCGGAACATGTTCGTATGACTTACCTAATGAGGGAAGCCTCGTTGCCATAATAGCTTGCTCTCCATTCCCCATTGATTACATTAATCAATGCTCTGGAACCGTTGGGGTAGATGATACAATGTGTGTGCAACCAACTTGATGGCCCCACGGCATATTCAAGATCCCTTCTGGCTGACACACCAACTTGATATGCACCTTCAGTGATACCCGGTGAATGTGAATGACCGATAACAGTCTTGGGACCAATTTTTGCAAAAGACGATATATTTCCACGAGCACCGTTAATACCAACATCACCATGGAAAATAATTTCAATACCAGCAATCATATAACTTTCATCACGCTTCAAGAACCGTGTGATTTTGCTTGAGGGTAACCCATCCTGATCCAGTGGGTTATTGCACCAAAGTTCAAATGCTGGGATTGTTTCAAACCCGGTTGATGTCTTCCTCACGTTTGACAACTGCTGTAGTTTCATATAGTGAAATAAACGGGCGTTTTCTGGATCTAATTTAGGGTCACAATCATTCAACCAACGATCAAACGCTTCGTTATGATTTGACGGCACTATCAGATTGGTCATTCCCGGTCTAGTAATCTTACTAATGAAGTCTGCTGAAATCTGTAACCCTTCTTCAACATTATCACGACCTAAGTGATGCTTACCGTATGCTATTATATCGTTGTTTTTGTGGTGATGGTTTCTACGATAGAAATCTTCAACATCATGAAGGACCATAATTTTTGGATGCAAAGCACCAACTATGGACTGTGGGCCAATAAACGTGGCATTCTCTACGCCTTCATCAAGAAATTCAGCATGAATATCTCCGGGGACAAATCCTGCTATACCTTCATGCTTTGTTCTACCAGTAGTAGTGTAAAGATATTCAAGGTCATAAAAAGAACCATCCTCATCACCATGAACTTGACGAATGTGGAATTTATCGTTGTCAACTTCAACAATTATGGCACTGATATTATGGTGAAACTTGCCTTTATGACCAGCTTTACTATCGGAGTAATTATCAACTGTACACGTTCCAGATGTGGTGAGAATCTTAGGCATGTTCTTGTTCGGGGTGGCAACCGTTTTCATCTGGACTTTTGGATGACCAAATATAGCGGAATCAGATCCCGTCAACCCATCATACCCAGACAACGGAATATTGGCAGTTGGCTGTATTTTAGCTTCAGCAATAAGTCGTAACCCCTTACATAACTGAACATCAGAAGTAACAAGATACGGTTCTAACTCTTTAAACCAATATTCATCAGCTTTGTTTGCTGCTGTCCATATTGATGTTGGGTTTCTGTACCTGACCGGTATGACCATATATCTACCGTTACGTATTTCACAATACTTAAGGCAAGTTTTGTTAAATCTATCATGGACTGGAGTAGCGTTCTGTGCAGAAGTTATGACAAAAATTTGTTTCTTACTTTTGGAAACTTTAGCTGGTGTCGGGCCAGCATCCTTTCTAAGGATATTCTTATATGTTCTTTCGAAAAGTTCAACCTTTTCGATATCTATTGAACCATCGAAGTCGTCTTGAAACGGTAAATACGAGAGAAACAAACCAACCCTTTCAATTATCCTTAGCCTTCGTCTGGAGATGGTGTCAACTTCTACTCCATGATAGTTGGCAAATTCTTGCCTTGTAAATTTTGCTGTTTGTGCAGCGTTATATCTTGCTATGAAATCTTTGTTGTCTGTTTTTATTATTATATTAGTCATGTGGTTACCTAATCAGTTTTAAAATACGCATCCAGTTTCCTAGATGGGGTAAAATAAATCTTGTATCTGTATCCCGTAACATTCTTAGCATACTTTTCCTTCTTAAACCGCAACTTAAACAGATCATTGCCGTCCTCATCAGCAATGCGGATTGATGGGTTTAGATGCTCGGGGCATATAGCTTCCAGTTTAGCATCATATAAATTACAAAACATATTCTCTGCATTAAAGTTCCCGTTAGCGGTGTCATCCGTAGATATTAATATGCACTCACCATCATACGAAATAGACACACCATAACATGCTTCGATCATATGCTGTAAAAGGTTTTGTTTGAAATCAACTAGAGCAGAGTCAAATGTTCTAGCAAACCCCATGTTTATTCTTTTACATAATTCTATGTACAAATTACGTGTGGCCAACTCAACACTTTCAACTGTTGGTGATCCATTATTGTGGGCAGTCTGATAGTATACAGACGAATCGACTCCAATGTCAAGCCCTAAATGTGCATTTATAAATTTACGCTGGGAGTCAAACCCATAATCTTTATTCAATTCTTTCTGCCCAATCCCGCCAATTCCAGTCTTAAAATTGTAAATTGGTAAAAATGACTGAAACACATTAACTTTAGTATTGTCAACCATTACACTGGTGTCTCTAGGCTTATCAACTGAGATATTGTCTACATCTATCACAATCCTGTTAATGACACCATTGTTAGTAACTAGAGATACCATTTGGTTAAACCCGGCATCATCATTTACAAAGTCAATGATGTGGTTGACCATAACGAATTCACGTGATAATGTATCATGCATAAGCTTTCCTAGAAGATATGCTTTTGCTGCCTCCGAAACAGTTACTCGTATAGAAATTTGGTCTACAGTACCGGTGGATGGTTCTATACTTTGAAAATCAACACTAGATTTACCACGAGCCAGATATCCCAAAAGATGAACCACATGATCTGAAGCCAATTTAACACCTTGGTTTCGTATAAGAAACACAGAGGCTATACAGTACGCCAACACCGTATTAGCGACTTCATCAAGAACTGCTTGAGACGGCGTTGGTAAATACAGTTCAGCTAAGTGGCTATGCTTAACCATCATTTCCCTCACTCAATTTCTTACGTAGTTCATCCAATAACGCACTTCTATCATCAACTATCAGAGTGTTATTAGTTACCCTTGGACCGCCACCAGTTCCTTTAGAGTCTAATTTATCTTTATGTTCTTTCATCTTTGCCTTATGAGCGGCGGCATTCAAAGCAGCATTCAAGTGTTGGACAGATACTTCACCCATGCGGGCTTTGTATCTTCCCTCTACTCGGTGTACCTCTTCAGACAGTTCATCGAACCCATCCATAGCACTATCGTATATCTCTTGAAACTGCTCTTCAATTTCTTCATCTTTTGGATCATATTCTTCATCCTTGACCAACTCTCCCCCTCGTTCGAACACCTCAATCTCCGTTGAGTTAGGTTCGATATCGAAGAAATCCTCAAGTGGGTGCTCTATGACTTTAACAACTTTCTTCTTATTGTTCATGCTAAATACCCATTATTGTTTGTATATAAGGTATTTATGTTTATTCTTTTCTTGCGTTCGTAATAACGGTATTACATACCCTACTGAAAATACCATACATTAAGTCAGCATTGTCTTCTAAAACTGCCGTAAGTTGTTGATCAGTAAGTGTTCTGTTACATGTGTGGCTATACCAGTCTACTAAACTATACGATGCGGCAAGTTTACCTATCAAATATTCCTCATATCCTTTCTGAATAGCTGATATAATATCAGTGTTTAGTTCTTTTTCGGATGCGGGTTCATCAAGGACACGTGCTAACTCCACCACACTATTGAGAATGTTTATATCATCAACGGATAACCCGGTCATATCTATCTTCTTACTAATAAGTAAAGCCATGGCTCTAATTAATTGATCCATATCAATCTTCCTCGTTAATTGGTTTATCTAAATTAAACTTAGCTTTAACACGTTTTAAAGACATCTGCTCTAATGTTATCTGCAAGGATCTCCTCGCGTGTTGCAGCTTACCATACTCGTAATCGAGATCGTGTAACTCTTTTCGAACTCTGTCAAGCATGAGGAATATCTCACTAAGTTCTGGGTCACTTAAAATTTCATCACGAAATAATTTATATTCCTTATTATCAATTGTTATCGTTATAGTTTCTGATTCTTGAAATTCAGGCATAATACTATCCAAAATCTTCTACAAGACTAATTAATTGTTCTGCGTCTTCTTCAGTTACAATATTATCAATAAATGCTACTGTAACAGATTCTTCAATTTTTGCAACCTCTTCTGTTATTTCTTCTTCAAAAAGGTTTTCAGGTGGTAGCTTGACTGGGGCATCGGGCATTTCGATTCCCGGCAGACCATCAATGTCTACAGTCACTACACCTACTTGTTTGGTCTCTTCCTTATCTTCTTTCTTTCTACGAGCCTTGGGCATTACACCTTCGTTTGTTCCATCCTTACGATTACCAATACGAAGGTTGATTGGGTTGTATGCTAATATGGTAGACTTACCCTTAGCATGACTTGATCGAGATTTGAGAAAATAAGTATTCATTTCCCCTTCCAATTCCATGGTCTCATCCATAAACAGAGAAATATAGTTATCAACAGTATTTACCTTGGATATGCCACCGGCAATAACACCTTGTGTGGGGGTTGTCATCGTTAGGGCTTCACGGTTTTGTTGGGATGCGGTTACCCCAATCATGTTATATTCTCTAAGTATGTTACGTAATTGTTCTGACTTTTGTTTATCTTGCTCAAACACACCTTGGCCATTAATGCCGCCGTTGGGGTTCATAACATCAAGATAATCAACTAACAAAACATCTGGTACCCTATTAAACTCAATTTCATAGAATTTCAAATACGCTCTTATATCAAGAGCCGTAGCACCCTCGGGTATATTTTTTACCATATGTGTGCCGCCGTTGGATCTGTCCCTTACTGCTAAAATACCGGCACTAATCTCCGGTATATGAGATACCCAGTTAGATGCGTTTTCACCAGAAAGGATTGCCCCTAACCGCAAAAAAACCATTTCCTCTTCCAACTCTAGGGTTAAGTTGAGTACATGGTACCCCTGCATAGCATAATTGTTTCCAATGTTTTGCAACATGAGGGATTTACCACCACCAGAGTTAGCGGAAAACAAAGTAAGCTGTTTACGTATAAGACCTCCCTCAAGTGGCCCATCAATTCCTTCTATCAATGTTGGAATAGTTGTGAATGATTCAATTAACCCTTTCAATCTTTCTTCCGGCTCATCGTATACGTCAATTCCCATATCTTTCTGCAAAGACACCTGAACAGCGTCGGTGATAAGTTCAAGTACTTTACCCATCTCTTGTTTTTCTATATGGTCGAGGGAAGCGTAGATGGCATCTTTAACAGCAGATTCTTTACAAAAAACCTCAATGGTATCACAAGTAGATTCAATTCTATCCTTTGTTATTTTTGAGGACAATTCTATATCAACATCAAATTCAGAGTTAATCACGTCCATCGCTGGGACGGCGTGATACTTTTCATTATACGTGTGAATGAACTCTACAAGCCTTTCATACTCTTGATCAAAATATGAAGCCTTGAGGATATTAGCAACTCTAGTGTAGATTTCTGGGGATGCAAGTATATCTTGAATTATTAGCTTTTGTTTTTTAGTACTGGATGTTGACAATCCTGCCTCTCCTCAAAACGAACCATTCTAGCAAAGAAATTAGATAAATGCAAACAATGCTTGTATATATCCATTTTCAAAAAATGTTATGGTTCTTTTCAAGGTTAGCAATATACAAACGGCGGCTCTTTGATGATGGCCCAAAATAATATCCATACCATCCACCTAGTCTAACTCCGATCCAATACACCCACGACAAGAAGGGGAACCCTTTGGCCTTTATACAGGCCCTTAGTTTTTTATCCGCCACTGGTCGTTTAACATTTGTAGAATAATCTATATCATGTTGTTCGCAACAATCAAAGAATACCAGATCTGGAGCCAAAGAGCAACCGTCTGAGACAAAATCTCCTAAATATTTTAACTTTTCTATGGTATTCGGGTTACGTTTCATCATCAAAGAAGGCATCCTTGTCATCTGGAGGGGTGACAGTAGAAGTTTCTGAATCTAATAACTTCTGAAGTTTGGCCTCAGTGTTCTTAAATTCTGCTCTACGGTCTTTCTCAAGGAACACCCAATCCTTTTTGATACTCGAAAATTTATGTAACCTAGCTGGAATACCTGATCGGGTTGTAGTATATGTTAAACGATGGTAGTCTCCGTCTGTTGGGCTGGTTGGGAACACATCACCCTGTGTGTAGGGTTCGCCATTAGGTGGCATAGCATCAAAACCAAACTGGGCACGAATCCTATCTATTTTCCTAGCAATCTCGGTACTTCCAGTGCCACTGTTTTCTTCAGCCCAATCATAAAACGCTGTGGGAACATCTGCTATGTCAGCAAAATCCACGCCGCGCTCTGGAACTTGTGTATTTTGTTCAGCTTTAATAGTTTGGGAAATCCCAGCAACATCCTGATATTTTTTATCGTCTTGGCCATCATTTATATCTGCTGTCCCATGTACATCTATGTCTTCAGTTAATTTACCAAGAATATCCTGAGTCTCCTGAGACGCCATTACTGGCTTGGCAATCAACCGTTGCATTACTGGAATCCAGTTCGGAGTATAACTATTTGTGCTCCAAGCAACGTCAGTCACTTCAACGTAACGTAACACGGCAGTCAAATCAGCGCTGTATTGTGTCTCCGCTGGTAATTGTAGAAGGTCACCTATAACAAAGGGTCTACCCAACAATTCCACCATAGAAGAAAAACTAACCTCTATAACCCATTCGTTACCAGTATACATACTACCAAAACCATGCTTGGCATTAAACGCCTGAATATCTATTGGCTGATAGGATGCCTTGATTCTTGTTGGGTTCTCATCATAATTTCGGTCACGGTTTTCTAACAAAATCCTGTCTTGTATATTATCAACGGCAGTGTTTTCATAGTCAAGCAGTTGTAGGGCTTCAATTTCCCACGCATCCTCTGCCCCACCATTGAATTCTACTGGGCGAAGTCTCCAATACCGGGAAGGCACACTACGCTTGAAGTTAACACGGGCCGCACCTTCACAATCAGGGAGATCAACGATCTGTACGCCATACCATTTAATACCATCAGAAGACCTTTCCACACGAGCCCTCGTAACACGATTCTTTTCTCGGCAACCCTGACGAATTTTCAAAGAAGAAACATCGTTTTTCACAAACGTCTCTACTCCATATCGCTTTCTAGCATTGTCTAATAGAATTTCACCAAAATCGTAGCCAATATACGCACTAGTAATATCATCACCAAGTTGTATGGATCTCCATGGGGTTCTTAGCAGATCAAAAGCATTAGCTGCTGGGAAATTGGGGTGATCACCGTTTGATATAGGCGAACCATTACCAGTTAAATCTTGCAAAGTACCCTGTTCATGGACTCCTAGAAGCCTGTGTACATTAATTACGGCACCGCCAATGGTAATGGTTTCGCTTATATATGAATCAATAAGCGCGGAGTCTGAGGACTCTGATAGTTCCCACGCTGGGTTAGGTGTAATAGCGTCTCCCGGTATCCCCGGATTCAACTGTGTACAGATTCGTGCAACTGCATCATCTGTTGGTGGTGCTATAAAGTTACCATCACCATCAACAGGGCAATCCCCACTATCCAATAATGCTTCTAACTGACTCGTAACGCTCATTTATTACCCTATGAAGAACTGTGAATTTACGTCGTTGTTGTGATCTTGGAATGAGCGATCAAGAATTTCTTCGCGTAAATTAGCTTGTTCATTTTCAGCCTGCGTAATAAGTTCTTGAGAGTTCAATACTGTTGAACCATTTGGACCCGGCAAGGTCTGGAACTTACCACGAATCTGTGACAATATCATCTTAGCTTCTGATATGGCCCACTTTTTAATCCACAATTCCAAGTATCTATTAGTTATGAGATACTGCTCTGTACGTTCAATTGTGGCATCCAGACATACTCTCTCATTGTTATAGAATATCTGATGACAGTTAAGAATCCTGCTATCCTCATAGAAATCAAATACAATGTTATCCGCGAACAAATACTGTAGGTCTTCCACATATGAAGACACCAAATAATATGACAACATATCAAATGTGCCCAAAGAATACAATTGTTGTAATGCAGCGTAGCCATAAATGTCATAACCACCGAATGTACCCTGAGACGCCCCAAGGAACCCAGTTCTCATTCTATAAATGGCGTTGATGTTCATGATCTTGTGGAAACCAACACACTTATCTGTTAGCCTATATTTTTGTTGATTGGGAAACACATCCAAGAAGAAATATGTGCGCTCAAATGCATAACTTGAATGCTTTCTAACCATCAGTAAAGCATTGTCAATACACTCATCAAGTTCCTGTTTGGTTAACTCTACTTGTATGCCGGGGGCACCCAAACCTGCACGAATTTTATCATGTAACATTCGCCGTTCATCCGGTGTTCCATCAGTACCTACACCAAGTTCCCGGTGCATTGGGCCGCTTTCATTTGGACTGGTTCCGGTGGCCGGGGTATAATTAATGATGGGCTTATCTAACTGTGTGAATAGTGTAGAGGTATGGTCTACTGAAATCTTTTGATCACATCCAGTCGCTGTAGTTCGAAATCTTATCAAGTCACGCCCAAACCTTTCAAAATCATTAAACGGTGAGAAAAGGTCAGTGTTAACATCTGGGATATCATCAAAAGTAACTTCACGATTAAATTCTAATTCTACTTCTGCAATGCCCTCTGTTTCTACCCATTCTGTACCGTCCCATTGGTATAGAATATTGTTGATTGTATCAAAGAAATAGGTGTCAGTCTCTGGAGCTAATGAGGTCAAAGAGAATTCCTGCACTTCCCATGCACCAGAGACTCTCAAGTTCAATATACTATCGTCAAACCAAAAGATACCATCAGACACACCAAAAGGATCAATCTCAGACTCTATAACATCCAACAGGACGTATTCTGAGCCATCCCAAATGTACCATGTGTCATCAGTCGTGTTCATCCAAATAAAGCCCACAGGAGGGTTCAGGGGATCATAGGGGGAGGAAATATGGACAACATTGGAACAATTAAGTCCAATGATCTTTTGCAAAACCTCAGTATCAGGGTTATACCAATAAGTACCATCTTCTAATACTGGCGGATCTGCTGGATCGGTCTCTGATTGTGTGAAACTATTGACGGCATCCCATTCGGAATTAATCTCATCCCACTGGAATAAAGAATCAACTCCCAGAGAAACATCCCACCATAGGATGCAACCTTCTCGGTCAACTGGATCTTCTCCGCTGATAATCACGTTGATTTCATTCCATGTAGTATTAGCATCATTTCGTTGAAATAAAAGCTGCTCAGATGGGATAAACCAATAATGGGTGGCAACAGGATTATCTAAATCATCATCATCGTTACGTTCTTCATAACGAATGTTGGTTACGGCTTCCCATACATCAGCCTGCCTTATATAAGCCAACTCAGTAATTGTACTGTACCAATAATCACCATTTGCAATAGTGTTTGGATCTGTGTCCCATACAATAGGATCAACCGCCGTCCATGTTTTTAATTCGGTGTCACGTACATATACCACACCCGTTGTTTCCTTATACCAATAATCGCTGGAAGTCAAAACCGGTGGTAATAGTGGATTTCTTACTTGTATAATAGTGGGTTTTTTACACCATGTGCCGTTTTCCCATACCCATGCTGAACTATTAACAGTATCCAGATCACCCATGCTGTCCAATACTTCATCAAACCAAACAGCACCATCAACCGGGATAGATGGATCTGTGACGTATGAAACGATTGCGGTATCACTGATAAGAGTCCATCCCCCTGAATCTCTCGTCCATAGTTCTCCAGTCGATAGCTTAGTCCAATAACTACTTAGTATAGGAACTGATGGGTCAGTACTTAAAAAGATTGTTTCTTGTTCTACGTTCTGTGATCCGTCCCACTGATATACAATGGGCACGAGGGGATCAATCATGTATTTTCCTTCATTAGGAAACAAAGCCCCAAGCAACGGTTCAACCATGGAATTAAATCTTAAGTTAAGGTATGTCTCCATATCTTCATAGGTTTGCATCTCAGCACCCAAAAGATCGGTAAATTCATAACCAACACCGTTTACGTCCACGGTCAACTTATAGTTTACTGCTTGTTGAAGGCCAGTAAGCGTCTTAGGTGTTATTCCTTCTGGGGTGTCTATTTGTATGTCGTGGAATGCCGGTGTTTCTATTATTGTTTTCTCTAATTCATTTTGATCAGTAGGGATGCTGTAAGCATGTACACCTTCGCGGAAATAGTTACCCTGTGCATCAACAGCATACGCTGAAACGTAATAGGGTGTTTGATCAAGAACGTCGGTTACGAGAAGTTGAACGGTAGTTCTGTCATGGTAAAAAGCACCCACAACAGAAGCCACGCTAACACTGTCCCCGGAGTGTACATCTGAATCAAAGGTTGGGTCAGCATCATAGTATGTGCCGTTTTGTGGAGAAGATGTAATATAATTAGCGGGCCTAGAACTTACTAGGATAATGATGCCGTCATATGCCAGATCTTCAATATCACATCCGGCAATGTTCGGTATGTTCCACTTTATAGTGCCCGTACCGTCACCGTTTCTCACTAATTTTACAGTGACCTCTTGACCTTCCAGTTTCAGTCTGTCGGGGGAATC